GACCTAGTAGTGGCTCAACCTATAGAAGTCCCTGATATAGTCCAAATAGAAGCTCCTATAGCAATTATTGTTCCAGAGGTAGTACAACCCGTAATAATAGAGCCAATAGTTATAGAACCTGTAGTAATAGTACCAGTTGTAGTAGAACCTATTGTTGTTGAGCCTATTGCAATAGAAGTAGAAACAATAGAAATTGGTTCATTAGATGCAGCATCAATAGTAAATACCATATCAAGTGGTGTTATTGATATAAATCCACCAGAAGATATACAAATTGCAAACTTAACATCATCAATATCAGTTATTCCTAATATAAGAACTGAGCAAATGAATATGGAAATAGCGGATGTTGGCGTAAGTAATGAAATGCCAACGCTTATAGATACAGGTGCAGATGTTCCCGTTGAAAATGATATTCCGGATATGCCTGTAATTGAAATGCCAGAAATAGAAATGCCAAATGATATGCCTGAAATAAATGATATTGAGATTGAATCTGTAAATGAGCCAGAGCCAGAAACATTAGAAGAAATTAGAAGTGAGGAGATTCCCGCTGAAATAGAAGAAACTACTATGGAAGAAGATTTAGAAATAGAAGTTAAAGAACAAGAAATAAAATCAGAAGAAAATGAAATTAAATCTAATAAAGAAATAAAAACAGAAACCAAAGGAGAAAGTAATGAACTACAAAAAGAAACCAGTAACAAAAAAGAAAAAGAAAGTATCCAAAAAGAAAAGAATGTACTAGATAAACCAATATCAGATATAGAGGTACAAACTGTTGATGTACCTACTATAGTATCTTTTGATAAAGGTTATTTTAAAAACACATACAAAGATACAATAGACTTAACAACAACGGAGATAAATTTTTATGAACAAGACGGATTCAACAATCAAGATTACGCCCAAGCTAGTGTTGATTTTTTTGATTGGGCTGGGAACGCCAATGGGGAGTGGAGTGTGGCTAATAGCAGACCTGTCATCAAGATTGAGCAGTTTAGAAGATAGTGTTGCTAGTATTCCAAACTCAGATAATTCAGCTATTGTTGAAAGAATTACTGCTGTAGAAATAAATGCAACTAATAACAAAACATCTATAGATAAAATAGATTCAGATATAGATAGAATTGTTGAGCATGTAGACAAGAGCTTCAAAGCAGTAACTTCGACAATTAACTCTAACCCCTTATCACTAGGTAATTAGTATGAATAAACTATCATTATTATTATCAATATTTTTAGTAGTTATTTTAATTTGGATAGGAAGTAATCTTTTATCTAGTTTAAGTAACCTAGAAGAAAAAGTATTATTTAATAATAGTATGATTAGAGAAATGTATGGTATATTAGAAAAACAGGACACAATAATAAGAGATATAGAAGATAATTTAGCTACTTGGATAGAAAGAGAACTAGGAAAAATACATTCAAGACTTAATAATCTACCAATGGAAAATTAATATGAAAAACGTAAAACACTACACAAGAGATGGTAAAGTCCATAAGGGTGGTACTCACAAAATGCCTAATGGAAATTTACATTCAGGGGTAAGACATTCAAAAACTAGTAAAAGACTTTATCACTTAAAAGATTTATCAAAAACAGTACAAGCAAAAATAAAAAATAAGAAAAAATAAAAGGTGGTGCGAGGAAAGACACCACCGATTACTTTGGGGATTAACCTTCACATGCTACACACTCACCACTACTACCTCTTACTCCAGCCTCACTTCGTAAATAGTATAGTGACTTTATGTATTTATCTTTAAAAGCAAGTTTATGTACCCTACTAATCTCCTCCTCCGGAGTATCACTAGGGAAGAATAAGTTTAAAGACTGTGCTTGACAAATAGACTTCTGTCTTGCACTAGCTAATCTAACTAACACTTCTTGATTAATCTCAAAGCTAGTTTTAAATACAGATTTTTCTTCATCAGTAAGCCAATCAACTAACTGTACTGAACCATTATCCTTAATGATTTGATTAATAGTGTCTTGGCTGTATACACCTTTAGACTTCATTAAATCAATCAGCACAGGGTTGATGCGGTTTATCTCACCAGCTGGGCTTCCTTGTACGAATACATTTTTATAAACTGGTTCGATTCCTTGTGATACACTACCGCAAACTAATGCACTAGAACTATTAGGGGCTATGGCCAGTAAGTGAGTGTTACGGACTCCATGCCCTTTACACCACTTAGGTTCACCCTTAGTCTTAGCTAACATCTGAGTAGCTTTTACAGCGTCTTTCTTTATACCTTTAAAAATATTCATATTTAAAGTATGAGCTTCTAATGATTCAATGTCAATCATATTTTGTTGTAGGTAAGTATGAAATCCAAGAGTTCCTAACCCCAATGCCCTACCAGATTCAGTAAATCTAACTGCACTTTCTAAACCTTTGATACCCCTACCCATCTGTATAAAATCTTCCGCAACACAATCTAAGAATACGATAGCATCATGTACTGCATCTGTATCTTTCCACTCATCATACTTAGCTAAGTTCATAGACGATAATACACAAGTAAAGGTATGGAACTCGTCACTATGTAATGTAATCTCTGTACATAAATTACTAGCCTTAACTTTTAAACCATGCTCCGCATACATAGGTGGGTTCTGGCTGTT